TTCATTTTCATCTTCATTTTCATCTTCATTTTCATCTTCATTTTCATCTTCATTTTCATCTTCATTTTCATCTTCATCTTCATCTTCATCTTCATCTTCATCTTCATTTTCATCTTCATCTTCATCTTCATTTTCATCTTCATTTTCATCTTCATTTTCATCTTCATCTTTATCTTCATCTTCATCTAATTCATCTAATTCATCTAATTCATCTAATTCATCTAATTCATTATCATTTGAATATTGTTCATTAACTACTAAAGAAGATAAATTTTCCATATTAATACCAGTTAAATCAGTATGTAATACTGTATTTGTAAAATCACTAGATATACCTGAAGTTGTATTTCTAGAATTTACAGTATATCTAACTTCATTAGTTAAATCAGTTACTATACCAATTAATGTATTAGTTTTTGTTTCATTATCTCTTATTCTTTTTAGTATAAAAAATATAGCAAAAGATATTATAACCGTTACAATTGCTAAAATAAATGAAACACTTGTAGCAAATTCAAAAATTTTAAATATACTCATAAAATTCATTTATAATATTAAATATTTAATTAAACTTATTAAGTATTTTTTATTGTAAATACTTTTTTGTATTTTCTAATATTTCTTGTGGATATTTTAAATCATTAAGAACCTTAATTGCTCCTTTTTTATCACTTATACCTGGTAATAATTTATATAAATAAACAAAATCATTATTTTTTTCTTCTATTTGCATTTTATAATTTTTAATTTGCTTACTATTTTCTATATTTTTACACAAGGTAGTGAAATGAGTAGTTAATAAGAAAGAAACTTTATATTTATTTAAGTATTCAATAAATGACGTAGCACTTGCTATTGCTTCATCAGGATTAGTTCCAGAATAGAGTTCATCAAAAATACAGAATATTCTTTGATTATTATTTTCTTTAATATAATTTATTATTTCCAAGCATCGTTTTGCTTCTGCTTGAAATAAGCTATCACGACCAGAAGTATCTGGAATATTCAAATAGCAAAATAATGAATCAAAAGGATGTAATGTTGCTGATTTAAAATAACCAACACCTATACTTTGTAATAGAATTGTATTTAATAAAACAGATTTTATAATAGTAGTTTTACCTGATGCGTTTGGTCCAGTTATAATATTATTATTAGACAAGTTAATATTATTTTTGATAGCTTTTGATTTATCTATACTTGTATAATATAATTCTTTGAATGAAACTTTATTTGATGTATTATATTTACCATAATTAATAGTTTTATTAACTATCTTATTTTTTAAATTACAATAAAGTTTTAAATATGCATTAAAATAAAAAGAAAAATAGAATGATTTTTGAATGTCTTTCTCATTATATATAATGTAAAAACATTTCATGATATATCCAATATTAAATAAATTATTTAAACTCCACTTTTCTGGACTATTCATAATGAAATCATTAAATTCAATTAAAATTTCTTCATGATTCGTTAATTCATTATAAAATGGTTTAAATTTACTATAATTTTCAATAATTTTTTTATGTTTACGAATATTTGATATGGATATTTTTAAATAATTATTAATATCTGTTAAATTATTACACATAAATGACATATTTTCATGAAATCTAAAACAATTTCTAATATTATTATAAATTTGCATAAAATACATGAAACAACTAAATAAACTATATATCTTATTTTGTAATGTAAGCTGATTAAAGTTTAAAATAGTATTTGCAAACATTTTTTTTAATATTACTTCATTAACAAAAGTGTAATATTCATTAATTGATATATTTACTCCTTTTAACTTCATAACAAAATATGGTAATATAATACCGAAAATAGGCATAATTAAAGAAAATATAGGTGAAAGTAAAGAAAAAATAGAAATAATTTGCAAAACCCATTCTGAATTGTTTAAAAAATAAAAGTATTTAATATCAATATAGTTATATTTTTGTATAAAATTATTATCTTCAACAATTGAATCAATGCATTCTAAATCAACAAATTCGTAATCTTCATTATTTAATTTTTGAATCATTTTTTGATTTTCTTTTAAAAATTTAATATCATTTGTATAATTTTTAGAAAAATTGTGAATCAAATTATTTTCATATTTATTAGAAGGTTCAAATATTAGATTGTAAATAGGTTTATCTTTTTCATTATTAGTTTTTGTTAATTCTAAATCATCATTAATATTTTCTTCTAACTTAATATTTTTATCAATATACTCAATTGGTAATTTAAAATATGTTTGTCTTTCATAATCAAATTCCATATATCTTTTATAAATAATAATTTATGTTTTTTTTAACGATAATAGATAAATAAATTTTAAAATTGAAATAATAATTTAAAAATTAAATAGTATATAGATTATGGCAGAAATTATGAAAAAATATTCATTGGAAGATATTGATAACATTTCAGTAGATGGATTTAGAATAGATTTAACAAATACTATAAATTTAAACAATATTGAAAACATATGTAATGATTTAACTATTCCATTTGAATTTAGAAAGTATCATCATGATAATATATTTGAAAGAAGAAAAAATATAGTTTTTCAACCTAAAAAACAAGAGGAAAAGAAAGGTATTGAAAAAAGTATACAAGATATACAATTAATTCTAAATAAATTAACATCACAAAATTATGAGCATATATATAAGGATGCAATTGATATAATAGATAATTTATTGAATAGTAATAAGGTTGAAGAGTTATATAAAATAAATGAATTCATATTTGAATGTGCATCTCAAAATAAATTTAATAGTGAAACATATGCAAAATTTTATAAGGAATTAATTAATAAATATGCATTACTTGATGGTTTAATTATTAAGGAATTAAATAATTATTTAGATAGATTTAAAGAAATAAAATCATGCGATGCAAAAGAAAATTATTCAGAATTTTGTAAATTAAATCGTATAAATGAAAAAAGAAGAGGATTAAGTTCATTTATAACAGCATTGGTAAATAATGAATGTATTGATATATCATGTGTAATAGATATACTAGTAGATTTACAAAATGCATTAAAAATAGAATTAATAAAAGAAAATAATGAAAGTACATGTCAAGAAATTAGTGAAAATTTATTTATACTATATAAATGCAATATGATAAAAAATATAGAAAAAGAACTTTTGAAAAAATTAAAAAGTGAAATAGAAGAAATATTAAAATATAATAAAAAAGAAGTGAAAAGTTTTAACAGTAAAATAAAATTTAAAATAATGGATATAAATGAGCAAGTTATTAAAAAGATAGAATTATAAAAGAATAAAAGTTTTTATATTATAAATTAACGGGCAAATTATCTTTAACAAAATAAACATTACCCTCTTCAGTCCATTCAGCAACAATAGTTAATATTTCAACTCCATTTTTTTTTGCTTTTATTACAGCTTCTCTATATATAGGGTCAATAAGTGATGGTTGAAATGATGAAATATCAGTTCTTTGTATTACATAACATATAATAGAACGATAACCCTTAATTGTCATCTCTTCTAATTCTGTAATATGTTTTAGAGCTCTTGGACTAACAGTGTCTTTTACTTTTTTCCTATAACCGTCAGGGAAATACGATATTTTACTGTTATATGGTAATTGTGTAAAATCCATATTTTTTTTTTCTTTTGCCAAACAATCTACATAATCAGCTAATGGTACATTTTTTACTTCTAAAATAAATGGTTTATTATTTGCATCAAATCCTGCAAAATCAAATCTAGAATTTAAAAATTTTTTTTCTCTTTCATATGATGTATGATTTTTTAAACAAGTAATTAAATTTAATTCAAGGCATTTATCCACAATTTGTTCAGCTAATTTTGGATTTATTCCAATTAATATTGATTGATTTTTTTCTTGTATTTTTGAAAGTATAATTTTATGACTGCATACATTTTTACTATTTGTATTTTTTTCCATGTAAACAATTGCATCTTTATCAGCAAGACCACAACAACCTAAAGCTGAACTATGAGCAAGTATTGTTTCATTTTCTAAATTAACATCAGCTACATATGGAGTTTTACATGTAGCAGATGGACGTTTAATAACAGTTCCTTGTTGAAGCTCAAGATTGAATAATAACATGAGTCAGTTTTATTTTTAAATAGTAAAAACAAAGTTTTTTATTTCAATTTTAAATTTATATAATAAATAATTTAATAACATTTATTTATGATATAATATGTGTGAGAGTATAATAGAAGAATTAATAGAAAATAATTGTGTAAGAATAGGTAATTTTAAATTAAAAAATGGGGAAACATCAAAATATTACTTTGATATGAAGAATTTAATATCTTATCCCAAGTTATTAAAAACTATAGGAGATAATTTATATAATTCAATTAAAGATTTGGATTTTAATCTTATATGTGGAGTTCCATTAGGTGCATTACCAATTGCAACCTATATTTCAACCAATTATAATATACCGATGATAATGTTCAGAGATGAAGTTAAATCTTATGGTACAAATAAAAAAATAGAGGGTAATTATAAAGAAACAGATAAATGTATAATAATAGAAGATGTAATTACATCTGGTGGTTCAGTTGAAAAGGTTGTAAATATTTTAAAAGATAAGGTAAATATAGTAGGAATAGGTGTAATACTAAATAGACAACAAGGTTATGAATGTAAATATCCTTTAAAAAGTGTAATAACAAAAACAGATATAGTAAGAGAAAGGTTGAAAAAAATAATGAAGGAAAAAAATAGTAGATTATGTTTTTCGGCAGATTTGGATGATTGTGATAAATTACTTAAAATGCTAGATGATGTTGGTAAATATATAGTAATATGTAAAATACACTATGATTTTTATAAAGATAATGATGATTTTAAAATCCAATTAATTGAACTATCAATTAAACATAATTTTTTAATTATGGAAGATAGAAAATTTGTAGATATTTCAAGTACAGTAAAGAAACAATATAAGAAGTTTTATAATTGGGTTGATTTAATTACTGTAATGGGTAATGTTAATAAAACTGTAGTAGAAAACTTATCATGTGTTTTATTAGTAGCAAACATGTCAAATAATGATTATGATTATTCGGAAAGATGCCTTGAAATATCAAATGAATATGATAAAAATATGATAGGATTTATAACACAGAAACGTTTAGAAAATGAAAAAATGATATGTATGACACCTGGTATTAATTTAAAAAGTAATGGTGATAAAGATCAAAAGTATAGAAATGTGGATGATATAGATACTGATATATTAATTGTTGGAAGAGGTATATATAATGATGCAAATTATAGAGATGCTTGTATAGAATATAGTAAATTATAGTAAATTATAGTAAATTATAAATAATACTTTATATTTTGTCTTTACCACCTAATCTTTTACATAAGAATGGTTTATTTTGAGCTTCCTTACATTTCCAATCTTTAAAATAAGTTTCATCAGGTAAAACAATAGAACCTTCTAATTTACGTACAACACTGCATATAGCTTGGTCATGTCTATGGTCAATAAAACCAGGTTGTGCACCGTATTTTTTCGCATTATTTGTTATTAAATTATGGTCATGTTTAACCGCATTTAAACATTTTTCAAAAATATCTACTACTTTTTTGTTTTTTTGCATAATTAATAAACTACTCATATACTGAGGTGAATTCGCAATTTCTCCATCAAATGGTACATTAAAATAATTAAAAACATTATTTGTATTCCATTTTTTTTCAATTTGAACTTTAGTTAGTTGAAAAGAAATTATTTTATCTACATTATTATTTTTTATTAGTTCAATATATTCTTTTAATCTTTCTTCACCTTTTATGTTAATTTCACTTCCACTATCTAAATAAATTAAGAATTCATCGTCATTTAAATATTTTAATTTATCTAAAATAATTTTGAATTTCCAGGCATACCATTTTGTTTTTGGTAAAATCATATCTTTAAATTCTTCTTTAAAATCTTGGTCTAAATCATCTATACTTAATATATTAATTGTATTAAACCAATTTGTTGATTTTGCCTGTTGAAATATATTTTTTTTTGCAGAGTTGAATTGTTTATCACCATAAGCTATAAAGTGTATTTTATTACCGTTAAATATATGATCACTTTTATCAAAAAAAGACATTATATTATTATTTTAGATAAATAAATTACTTATAAATCATATAAATAAAATATTACTACAATTTATATGGTATTATCAAAATTAGATACTTCAGTAGAATATGAAGAAAAAAAAGATTTATTTAATGATGACAATGGTTATGAAAACAACATTTATGAAATAAAATTAAAAAAAATGAAGGTAAAATTAAGCGTAACTTTTGGAAGACAAAAATTATATTTAATAAAAAAAAATATAGTTTTTTTTCCAATGTACTTACTAAATGAAAGTAAAATAATATGTCAAATTGGTATTATAGAAATGACAAATAAACAATTTTCAAAAATAATAGATGAAAATGATTTTATAGATATTAGTCTTTTAAGCAAATTTGAACCATTAATTTATGATTATGTAAAAAATGTAGATATCAGAAAATATGCATTAGATGTAATTGAAGAAAAAAAAGAAATAGAAAAAATAGATACTGAGCCTTTTGAAAATGATGATGATGAAAATAAAAACTATGATGAATATTTATTCAAAAAAGATAAAACAAACGAAATAAAAATAGGGAAAGAAGAAAATATATTAAATGATAAAATAGATTCACTTTGGATACAAAAATTTATGAAAAGCGACCAATATAATTTAATAGATAATGAAGGTGGTGGTGATTGTTTATTTTCAGTAATAAGAGATGCATATAATGGTTTAGGTTGGAAAACAACCGTTCAAAAATTAAGAATTGTATTATCAAAAGAGGCAGATACTAATTTATTTAATAATTACAAGGAATATTATACTCTTATTGAAAATAATTTGAATTCTGAGGAAAAAGAATTAAAAATAATAATGGAAGAAACAAAACTTTTAAAAGAAAAATTTAAAAAAACAAATGATAGGTCATTACAAACATCTTATAAAGAAAAAGTAAAGGAAAATAAATTACGCTTTGAAAAATTAAAGTCTCAAAGAGAAATGACAAAAGAATTATTTAAAGAAATACAATTTATGAAAAAGGTAAAAAAAGAGGATGATTTGAAAAAAATAATACAAACATGTAATTTTTGGGCAGATACATGGGCTATTTCTACATTAGAAAGAATTTTAAATATTAAATTAATAATATTATCAAGTGAAGCTTTTAATAATGAAGATATTGATAATGTATTATTATGTGGTCAAATGAATGATATAGTAGAAAAGGATTTTACTCCTGATTATTATATAATAACTGAACATACAGGTGACCATTATAAATTAATTACATATCAAAACAATACAATTTTAAAACATGAACATTTACCTGAAAAATTAAAAGAACTAATAGTAGAAAAATGCGTTGAAAACAGTGAAAATGGTCTATACAATAAAATACCTGAATTTAAAGAATTAAAGAAATCTGTAAAAAAAGTGAATGATGATGAAGATAAAGTAGATAAGGTGGATAAAGATTTAAAATTTCAAGAATTAATAGACTATGATAATTCAGTAGTATTTCAAATATATGGAAAATCAAATGATAAACCATTACCTGGAAAAGGTTCAGGTGAAAAGATTTCCATGGAACAAATAAAGGACTACAGTGAATTAAGTAAAATAATGGATTGGAGAAGAAAACTAAGTGATGCTTATATAACTCCAATAAAGATTGATGATTATACATGGAATAGTATTGTGCATTATATGAATGGAAATAAGTTTAAATCAAATATGGATTATTATAAGCAATTTACGTTAGAATCTAGTTCTGTTATTTCTGAAAGTGTAGAAAAAGCAAAAGAAGCAGGTAATTTAAAAAGTAAAATAAGACCAAAAGATATATCAATAGATGAAGATTATGAAATTAAAAAAAGTGAATTATTATTAAATGCTTATAAAAATAAATTTGAACAGCATGAAGAATTTAAGAATATATTAAAATTAACAAGAAAGTCTACTATTAAGAATTATTTGAAAGGAAAAGAAGCAGAAATAAATTATGAATTAATGAAAACACGTGAAATAGTGTAATAATTATATTTATTTATAAATATAAGTAATTAAATAAATATAATGATATTAATTATGGATGAATTGCCAGATGATATAAAATTAAAAATTTTAAGTTATACATATAAACCTCAACCTAAAATTTTATTAGATGATTTAGAATCGTTTTTAACATCAAAGAGTTTATTAATAAAAATGTATAAAGTTTTATTTGGAAATGAACCTGAGGGTAGTAATGCATACGCTGATTGGCTTTTGAATGATACTATTTCTTTTATGAATGACCATATTGCAACTATGAATGGATATACAAATAAGCATTATGACTATTGGAAAAGACTTATTACATTAAAAGATAAAACAAATAAAGAAATATATAACAAAACTTTATTTATTGATTCAATAAAAACATCAATGGATGCAACTAATATAAGATTAGCATTGTTAAATCATAATGAAAGAATGGATTTTATAGGTTCAATTGCTAAAGTTTTATATGCATCGGGAGAGCTTACTATAACAAATTAATATAAATATTATATACAATAATAAATAATATTTTATTTTTGGTCAGCTTTTGTTTTCATTGTCATTTTTAATTTTTCTAGATATAATATTCCATCCATAAGTTCTTCTTGTGCATGTTTTATCCAATCTAAAGGAGCCAAATCATCTCTGTCTAAAGTAGTATTATATTTTTCTACACCAATATTTGAACGATTTATAAAACTTTGAATAATAGAATTAACAATAGAATCATTAGTGTAAGATTTATTTGGACATATAGAATTTATTTCTGTTGAAGAATTCATAATTATTTTAAGACTATGTATTTATATTGTTATTGAAGAGTTATTATAATAATTATTAAAATTACTTATCATAACAAATTAATATAAATAAATATAATCAAAAATAGATAATCTAAATGTTTTTTGTATATATGAATTTTTATTAATTTTGGAATTATATTTATGTGATATATTTTTTATTGTTTTTAAAAATGATTGATTGTTATAATTATTTTTTATTAAATTTGAAAAATGAATAAGATTCTTTTCAGTCTTAGAAAAATATATATAATTTCTATTATTTTCTTTACAAAACAATAAAAAGTCGGATAGATTATAAAATAATATGGATTTTAAAATATAATAACAAAACACATTTGTTTTTTCTCTATAAAATCCTTGTCTTTTTATTGCGTGTTTTTCTTCTTTACTATATAATTGTTCATATTTTAAGTCCATAAAATTAAGTACTTTATTCATTTGAAATACTTGAAAGTTATTTTCAAAATTATAATTATACATAAATATTGTTTTGAATCCTTTAAATGAATTACATAGTTCATAACTAATAAATATAAGATTAAGTAGTATTGCCCATATTTCACAATAAGTTTCGTATAAGTTTAATTTAATATTAATAGGAAAAATATCAAGAATACTATCATTAACTTCTTTATTGTTAAAGTTGCAAAAATCTAATCCAATTGCATGCATAGTTTCATGTATAAGAACTTTAAACCATTCTTCGTTCCTATATAAAACAATTTCTGGTTCATTAGAATTACAATATGTATATCCAGTATTAACATTATCCACATTTAATATAGATAATTTGTTTTTTGGTCTCATTTTTTTGATATCAGAAAAAAAGATAACAATTTTAAAATAGTTTTTATTTTTTAAAAATGATAGATTGGACAGTAATGTATAAAGATTATATATTTGTTTTAAATAATAATATATTACACTAATATTAGCATCATTTAGAGTAAGAAATTTTACATCAAATACAGTATTTTTTAATTTGAATTTAAAATTATAAGTTTTATAATTAAGTAATTCTATTTGTTTTTTAACATCAAATGATAAAAAATTAGATTTTGAATCAAATTGATATGGTTCATTATTATATTTAATATTATTTACAATACTATCAATATTAGTATTTTTAAGTAGTACTTTATAGAAATAATTTAAAAAAATATCAATTTCTTTAGAACCTTGTTTTTTTTTTGTAGGTTTTATTATTTTAACTAATTTAAATGAATCTTCTGACAGCATTATATATATAATATATGTATTGATTTTAAATTATAATAATAAAAATTTTTAATTATTATATTTTTATTTATAAACTAATTTAATTTATTTAGATGAGGCAGCGGCAGTTGCTGCAGCAGACTTTGGGAAGTGTGGAGACATGTATTTTTGAAGGTTGAAATAAGTGAGTTCATCGCTTTTTCCAATTTTGAGTAAAGTTGCAAGTTTGTCATCTGGGTTAATTTTACGTCCATTTTGTTTGTCTTGTAATCCGTGAGCTCTGATGTATTTGTTGATTTCACGGGTGACTTCGGTTCTTGCCATTTCAGTTCCTGATGGTTTTCCAAGAAATGTAGCTAATTCATCAGTAACAAGTGTTGGCTTAACGAAACCACTTGGTGAACGATTACCGCTCTTACGTGCTTTTTTTGAGCTTGCCTTTTTAGCAGCCTTTAATTCACGTAAACACTTCTTTTCAAGTGTACGGAATTCATTTTTAAGTGTAGCCAATTGGGAGGATACTACTTGCATTTTTGATAAAAATTCAGAAAAATCATCTGCTAAAGTTTTCTCTACGGAAGCTTCTTCAACAGGTTGTACTTCTTCAATTACTGCAGGAACAGGAGGGGCAGGAGGGGCAGCTACTTTCTTAGATTTTTTAGCTGGAGTGGATGGAGGTTGTTCAGTTTTCTTTGCTGACTTAGTCATTATAATATTACATTGTGTTAACTATTTAAGCCCTTTTTAGTATTAATATATATAATTATTATTTAATATAAATTAATAGACCATAATACGTTTTACTTTAGGAAAAAATCTATAAAAAATATCTCATAATATATATTTTTGAGTGTTTTTAGTAAATTATGAATTATTTATTGATTACTTTCTTTTTACTCGTCTTGTCTTATTTACTTTTTTGATTTTTTTTATTTTTCTTCTTGATTTTTTTGATTTCTTTAATTCTTTAATTATTGCTTTTTTTGCTTCTTTTTTTGCTGCTTTTTTTGCTGCTTTTTTTGCTTCTTTTTTTACTGCTTTCTTTACTGATTTTTTTACATATTTTTTAAATTTGAAAAAGTTCTTTAGTGTCTTTAAAATACTCATATATATATTACAAATAAAATTATCTTTCTTGAAGCATTTTTTTTATTTTTTGTGTTCTTTTAAAAATGAACGAAATTCTCTTTAACGTTTCCACAGTGTAATCCGCTAAACTTTCATAAGCATTATAATCATCATCAATATAAGATACATCTTCATCTAAATTAATTTTATTACCATAAATTAACTTTAACAATGTATGATTAAAATAAAATATATCGTCTGGAAATGTTAAATTAGTTTCAACCATTGTCTGATAAAAATCAAATCGTGTTTCTATATTCACAGGTAAATGATAATTATTACTTGCATCAACCCTACCTAATATTATATCCGAATTTACATTAAATATATTGTTCATATTTATTATATTATTTTCACTTGAAATATTTTTCTTTAAAAGTTTTCTACAACAAGGACATTTTTTATTATAGGTTAATGAAGTTATAATACAATTAAAACAAAATTTATGACCACATGGTGTTATACAAATATTATTTTCTTTTAAGTCTTCATAACATATATTACATATATTTTCCATGATATTTTGTAATAAAAAAAAATATATAATTTAATTTATTACATTACTGAATCATATAGCCACGGTAATGCAGATGCAGCTTCTGTACTAACTAAAGTTAATGCTGTTAATATATATAACGCACCTAATGATTTATATTCATTGCTTATTCCTTTATTTATCATATTACTCATTATATCCACACATATTATTTTTAAATTATTAGTATATCTAGTACTTCTAATAAAATTCATGTTTATACCTAAAAATGGATTACCAGTTGGATGACAAATATTTCTTTTAGTATCATCTGATAAATTTGCTCTATATACCCATATATCTTTTAATTCAAAAATAAATTTGATTAATTTTCCATGTTCTAGATTTAAAAACCATGTATGATTTGAATAGTTTCCTAATTCATCTATTTTATGAAAAATATCTAATATCCTCTGATTCATATCTTTCTTTATTGTTTCACTGTGGGATTCTATATTCAATGTTAGATTTAAAATTTTACATAATCTCTTTATTGATGATATATTATTATATATATTTTCATTTATTTTCATTCTATTATATGGGTTTTTTAAATCGCTTGTTTGATTATTTTTTAAATATATATTCATTGTTTGAATTGTAAAACCATATATATGATTATCACTTTCATCTTTTATTGATATAATTTCATTGAATTTAAAATTATTTAATTTTTCTAAGGAATAAAAATCAGTATTGTTTGTACATAAATTAATATTTTTTGAAGCAGGTCCTAATTTTTTAAATAATAAATAAACTATTTTACGCCTCATATTTTTTTGTATTTTACAAATATAAAACGATTGATATAAAAAATCATAAATTCTTTTAACTAATTCATTTTTATTACCTGTTCTCTTTAATTTATAATTATTTAAAATAACTTTTAATTGTTTTACATTATATGATATATTATTTAAATTTTCATATTCTTTGAAAGATGGTATTTGAAAATCTTCATCTGAGCATTTCAACTTAGATTTCACCTTAATTTTTTTATTTGATTTTAATTTATGCATTCTTTCTACATCTTCAAATATTAAATTGTTATATGATATATTCTCCATTTTTTATATTATAACAATATATTTAATTATTTTTATATGAATTTTATTTAATATTCTTTACTCTTATTTTCCTGTAATATATAAAAAAAATTGATTTAGAGAATGCTCTATAATAGATTATATAATAAGATGAGTTTATTTATTGATCACAGCGCTTTTAACAACGATATTTTAAAATATTCTGCACCAAAGCAGAACCAGTCAGGTGGTAAATCTGTCAACCTTTATAACAAAGACACTAATAAATATTTACAAATAAGTACTCCATTAATTTTAACATGGGGTGTTAGTGATTATGAAGGTAATCAAAAATATGATATGGCATTGCAATTCCCAAGTGATGAATATTTATCTGGAGCTAAAAAGGATTTTTTAGATAAGATGATAGCATTTGAGAATAAGATTAAAGAGGATGCTATTCAATACTCTAAGGAATGGTTCGGCAAAGCCAAGATGAGTCCTGAAGTTGTTGATGCTTTATGGTCTCCTATGTTGAAATATCCTAAAAATAAAGAAACAGGTGAATATGATTATGACCGTTCTCCTACCTTACGTGTAAAAGTACCATTTTACGATGGTGTTTGGAAATGTGAATTGTATGATACAAGTGAAAAATTAGTATTTCCTGACCCAAATAGCCCTGCTTTAACTCCTATTGATGTAATTCAAAAAGGTTCTAATGCAGCTTTGGTAATTCAAAGTGGTGGTTTATGGTTTGCTAATGGTAAATTTGGTACAACATGGCGATTAATGCAAGCGGTTGTTCAACCTAAAGAAACAATATTCGGTAAATGCCAAATTAAATTAGGTGTTGAGGAAAAAAAAGAAATGGCTCAGCGTATTGAATTACCAGATGAAGAAGATGATTTTACAGATACAGTTGTAAAACAAACATCAACATTAGTTGAAGAATCTGATGAAGAAGAAGAGCAAGAAGAAGAAGAAGAAGAAACTCCTCCACCACCAGTTGTTGAAGAGCCAGTTAAAAAGAAAAGAGTAGTAAAGAAAAAAGTATCAGCTTCAGCAAGTGCATAAATAAAAAATAATAAAATAAAACAAAAATAAAAAGTATTATAAAAATAATTAATAGTTTTAAAAATAAAAAATATTTACTTGTTTTTTATTTTTATTGTTGTATATTTTATCAAATACTAAACATTAAGATTTAAATTTATCTTTACGTAAATTGTACTTTTTATTAATTTATCATCATTTATGGGTTGGTTTGGATAAAGTAATCCTCTATTTTTAAATTCAATTAATTGATTTTCTTTTAGTAAAATACTATCCCTTCTTATAGGAATATTAAT